GGGTCACTACGATTAGATATAGAAGAAAGGGATACTGGGTCACTACGATTAGATATTGACGGGAGAAATAATGAGTCACTGCGATGGGTAAGACCTCTAACATTATTATCCTGAACTGCACTCGTAATAACACGATCTGATGAAATTGCAATAGGTCTTTCTCCTAAGATTTTTTCAACAAACCATCTGTGATTGCCTGAAATGACCTTCGTATTTTGCTCAGTTGTATCATCAAATGTGTCAGAAAATCCCTCAGATATATCCTCCTTCTGTAATCTGGCAAAAACAATCAGAGAGACAGTGGCTGCAAGGAGTCCTGTAGGCCAATCTAGTAAAACTGATAAAATGATTGGTAGTAGGAAAAATGTAATAGATCCAAGGGTGTTATCAAGAAATGCAAGGGACTTCCGGGGAGCACTTTCAACAAATACACCTAAGACAAGTAAACCTACTACTGAAAGGGCGGTTATAGGCCAGTGAAGAACCGTATATATATTTATTAACCAGCCAAGGGTGCTTGTATCTATTTCAGGTGGCCCTTGTAAATTAAACAATGTATTCTTTGCCATTCTGTTAGAATATGGATCTTTTAATAGGGTCAATTCATCTTTAAATTTAGTTAGCCCTAAAGGCATCTAACTTCGGTACTTCGTGGTGTAGTAAAAGATATCTTGAATTTAGATGGAGTTTGCATCCTTACAAGATGCCTTTCCACAGGTTGAAAAAAAACGCCCTAAAAAGCCAAAAGAAGGATTTCAGGCATATGAAATGCCACCCACTGACGCAGATCGTCCGGCTGTAAAAAGAATGCTTGAAATCCCACCTATAAATCAAGGGCCTTCCCAACTAGAAGACGACCTTTTGGATGAAAGTAGTAAATTTGCAAAAAAGATGACAGTAAATAATGCCCTTCCAGCCCCCAGATCGTCTATAAAACTTGAACAAAGTAATAACACCCCTAGTTTTTTTGGAGCAGAGCCTTTCTCAAATCCAAACGAGGATTCTATGGCGCTATTCAACAAGAATGTTACAAGTGAAAATGGATATATGCTAGAAGCTGATTTCACAAAATCATTCGATCAATCTGGATATTCAAGGTCATCAGGAACAGGTGTTCCAGTTCCTGAACTCCGGCACCAGTGGAAACCGATGTCCATAGATCGTGTAAGCACTGCATTCACGAGCGAGGGAGGTACACAGTTTTCTGGATTTAATGCGAGTGATATGGATACAATGAAATACAAACTTGACGCATTAATCTCTCGTCTAGATGACCTGGAAAATAGAGCAGGTGGAGGAAATCCTCAACTTGAAATGCTTTCCTTTATAATGACGGGGCTTTTCTTAATGTTTGTACTTGATTTGACTGTAAGAAGAACCTCTAAATAAGAAGTAAAAATTACCTCCGCTTAATTTAATTAGAATGTGATTAAATTAGACCGATGGGCATTTCAAATCACGGTGACAAAAATATTAGCACTTGCCCCCCACCCTTTAAGGCAGTGTAACTAACTTTGATACTTCGCGGTAGAAGAGTACAAGTCTATATAGATCTAATAAATTCCCATTGTAAATCCTTGCAAATCTTCTCCCAAATCTTATCCTGTGCATATAGCTTGTCTCTGTTTTTTAGTAAAGGAAAGCAATGAAGAAAATCATCTAATTCAAGGAGTTCACATAACTTGTATAAGACATAAGAATAAGATAAGAAATTAGAGCGTTCTGCGGGGCAATGTTTTTGAAATGACGGTTGAATTTCCTTGAAAAGATATCGTAACTTTTCCTCCGTTTCACGATCCATCACGGGCGCCGTGTGTCCATTGAGTCTAGATAAAATATGAGGAACATGTTCATAATAAGAATTATACTTGAGTTTCTTAAGAATCTCACGTATTTTACTACGATTCAAGGAGGATGGTTGTATTCTCTCTTTCTTAATTTGACCCTGAATATTTTCAAAAACTTCCTCGGGAATTTCGGTGCTTTCCTTTGCTTGAAATTGCGCAAGCCATTCATTAAAATGATTAATACGCTTATAAGCATAATACGAAACTTCACGCGGAGGATCTTTATAACTAGGTTTATCTGAATCCATCAAAATAAGTTTATGAAATCCACAATGGGGGCATGAAACGGTCGCATCATTTACAGATATTTTCATATCTTCTCCACATACATTGCACATGAACGATGTATCATTAAGAGCGTGCATAGAAGGCCTATTATAATGAGGATCCATCCTTTGTAAATATTGATCTAAGAGTGCATCGCGTCGCAATGTATCACCACCTTGCTCTTTTGTATGAGAATAAGAATTTGAAGGAACGTGTACTTTTACCCCACTTATATCTTGTCGAGACGCATTCTCCAAGGCCTCAAATACACTACCCGGTCTAGCTCTATCGCCAACAAATACTACATTATCTGCCCCCCGATTAATTCTATCCTGAATATCATAATATTGAAATAACAAATCGCCCGCCTGTAAATAATAATCAAATACACTACCCTTTTCATCCATCGTTTCCAATTTATTTCTTACATCTTTCATTTCTTGTTCAATCCGATACCTCTCAATATCTGTATGATCCTTCTTATATTCCTCAGCAAGATCCATACATTTTTCCCTCATTGTATTTATAACCTCACCCGAATCCTTTACTTTTGTTAAATAATGCTGGTGGACTGTATCCAACGTGGTCCTTGCCTCTGGATTTGACCTTTTAGAAGGTCGTATCTTAAAGAATGGATCTGTCATGAACTAATCATTTCCTATATAGATTCTTTAGCCCACAAAATATGAAATTTGAGTATATACTATTAAGAAGATTAAAGATGATAGAATGGTGTATGGATAAATGTGGCTTAAAAATAATCAGATAATTCTAAAATTACCTCCCGGCTGGCTGATTCTGGCATTTTTTGGATTTTTGGCGGTTTTTACAAAGTTCCAGAATTTTTTTCTCTCTTGTAGGTATAATCACATGACTGGCGGAGGATTGATGCAACTTGTTGCCTATGGCGCACAAGACGTATATCTAACTGGTAATCCCCAGATTACCTTCTTTAAGGTAGTCTACAGGAGACACACCAACTTCGCGATGGAGTCTATTGAGAATCCCTTCAATGGCTCTCCTGGATTCGGTCGCAAGGTCACTTGCACAATTCAGCGCAATGGTGACTTGATCTACCGTATCTACCTACAGGCCACTCTCCCCAAGGTGACCCTCCAATCTGCCGATGGCTCTGGTGCACAGTTCCGATGGCTCAACTGGGTTGGACACAATTTGGTGAAGAATGTGGAGCTCGAGATTGGTGGACAGCGTATTGACAAGCACTATGGTGACTGGCTCCACGTGTGGAATGAGCTCACCCAGGAGGCTGGAAAGCAGGCTGGTTATGCCAAGATGGTGGGTAACGTGCCTCAACTCGTGAACCTCCTAGTGCAGGGCGGAGAGGACTGTGACAATGACTGCTCTGGCGGTGAACCCAACACATCTAATGAGTTCCTCATGTGCTCTCCTGAGTACACTCTCTACATCCCTCTCCAGTTCTGGTTTAACCGCAACCCTGGGCTTGCTCTTCCTCTCATTGCCCTCCAATACCACGAGGTTCGCATCAACCTCGAGTTCAATGACCTCCGTAACCTCTGTTACGACCAAACTCCCCAGTTGTCCAACGTTCACACCGTCCGTGACCGCGTGGCTGCAGCTGGCCTTGTTGCAGCTTCTCTCTATGTGGACTACATCTACCTCGACACGGACGAGCGTCGCAAGTTCGCCCAGGTGTCTCACGAGTATCTCATTGAGACCCTCCAGTTCACTGGTGGTGAGTCTATTACCTCTAGCTCTAACAAGCTCAAGCTCAACTTTAACCACCCTTGCAAGGAGCTCATCTGGGTTGTCCAACGTGACTCCTTCGTCTCCTGCGACGACAACGTGATTGCACCCTGGAAGGGCCAGCAGCCCTTCAACTACTCTGACTGGTGGGACCGCGCCGTCCTAGAGTCTGGATACTCCGTGACCCGCGTTGAGGGCCTAGCCGGCAACAACCCCACCGTCACTGCTCTACTCCAGCTAAACGGCCACGACCGCTTCCAGGTGCGTGAGGGACGCTATTTCAACGAGGTCCAGCCCTACCAGCACCACACCAACGTGCCCGCCGTCGGTATCAACGTCTACTCTTTTGCACTCCAGCCCGAGCAGCACCAGCCCAGCGGCACTTGCAACTTGTCTCGTATTGATAACACCACCCTTCTACTCACGGTCTCCAACAACGCTGTTGGCACCGCCACCTCCGCCACTGTCCGTGTCTATGCGACCAACTACAACGTTCTTCGTATCATGTCAGGAATGGGTGGCTTGGCGTATTCCAATTAAGAGTATCCGTGGACAAATACACCTCATAAAAGGAGCGAGAGTTCCAGCAAAATACTCAACTCAAATATTATACACGAAATACGAAAGTGTGGACAAAGTCCCCAGTTCCGGAATTCGTAGACAACTCGAAAATTAAATTTATCATTTTATATTTCTATAGTATAAATGGAAACCTGTAAGGCCGTCATCCAAGAGGACTCTAGGAAAGGCCAAATTGGAATAAAACACAATGGAACCTATTGGGTAAAGAAGTTCTGTCATACAAACTGGTACTAAACGGAGTAAATTGCTTTAGTAAAACTATTACTCATCATTAGATGTCTTCCATTGTATGAATTACCCTGATTAACAAGGGTGTTTCCCAATTTCGTATTTCTAAAATAAATAATAATGTATATAAGAATAGTTAAAATTCGTCGCCAAACTCTAGAATTATTGACGACTAAATTAACAGAACAAAAAAAAATAAATGCATTAGAAAAACTAGACACGTCGCTTCTAAATTTACCTTTCATACAAAAAATTCATAC